CTGATTTGAACCTGCCGCTGCTGCATTCGCCTGCTGCTGGTAGAGCTGACCGACGTTATTGGCGTAGTTCTGACCGGCTGTAGACTGCCCAGTTAGCGCGCCAAGGCCGATGTTTGCGAGATTCTGGTAGTTATTCATCTGTCCAGACAGCCAGTTTTGTCCAAGCGTGGGCGCAATCGCCGCAAGCTGATTACCTGTTGCTGTCGAGCCAAGTCCACCTGTTGCCTCTGCCGCGTTAAGGCTCTGGTAGCGAGACTGCCCGGCCATGCCCTCATACTGCTTTGAGCCATAAAATTGATTTAATGCCGCCTCCTGCCCCTGCAATGTAGACAGACCCTGAAGTTGCTGAACGTATTGCTTCGCAAGAGGTGTGAACTGTGCAAGGTTCTGCATGTTTGTTTGCCACTGCTCGCGCTGAAGGGCGATACCCTCTCGCGTAGCTTTGGCCGTAGCGCCAGCGCCGCCATCACCACCTTTGCAATACACCGCTTTGCTGAGGTGCTTCAGGGCAATCTGATGAATTAGCATTTAATAGCTCCTCATATTTCGAGCGAGGTAATTGATAGAGTGTGACGCCAACCGGTTCACCGTTACGAAGATATGCGCTATCCAGATGCCCGACACGCGTGGCTCCGAGCAGGCGAATAATCGCGCGGCCATATTTCGTCGTGTCTGGAACCATGGTGATGCTATTCAGGAAGGGGGAGTTTTCGAGAAGCCATTTGCAGAATAACCGGTGGCCTTGCAGTGCATATTCACCACGGAAACCGGGCTCATACACGGCATGACATTCAACGACGCTGTGCCAGAAGTTTCGCACTTCGTGGGCGCCAGTCAGCACAAGGCCCTCATAGATACCGAGATAGACCGCATCAGGCTTGATGAGGTATGAGTCTCCGCTATCTACGATGTTTCCTGTGTTTTCTGGGGTGTTGAGGAATTCTGCAAGCTTCACCGGGTTGTCGATGAGCTTTATTTGCATTAGTTGATTAACCCGTGCGCCCTTAGCGCATCTTCAATAGATTTAATCCTCTGCCTGGCTTGAACCAGCCCTGAGGCAATACTGCTTACTTCTGACTGTGAGTAGGTTGTGCTTACCGTGTATGCCTGGGAAGAGTTGAATGAGCCGAGAAGCCCGGAACCTGTTGCAGCAGTCCACCCAGTCTGCCTTGCCCCCAAGACTTTAATTCCTCCGACAGAATAGGATGTCGTTACATTGAGTGGTGAGGCAAGGCTTTGGGATGTTGTTGCTGACTTGGAGACAGAATCAGTTTGCAGGTTAACAATATTTGTTTCAGTAGCGGTTACCCTGCCATCAAGAGTGACCAGATGTGAGTCAATGCTGACAACTTCACCGAGCAGGAAATCAACATCACTCTGCAGGGTAATAATGTTACCCTCTGCGGTAGTTACCCTGACCTCGACAAGATTTATTGCACTGGTGTTCGCCGTTATTCGCGCATCATGGTTCGCAAGCGTTACATCCTGCTCATCATTTTTAATCTGCGCCTCATATGCGCCCTGACCGGCTTCATTTGCCTTACCTGCCACATTAGTAAAATCGATGGACTGAGACAGGATGTATTGTGAAAAAGCCGGGCTGAATCCAGCAGGGATTGATGACGCGTTCAAACTGACAGCGCGCACAATGACCGGCTGATTGAGAGAGTCATCTGCCATCATTCAATCCTTATCTGTGCGCCTGATAACGTGACCGGTGAACTGGTGACCACTCGTATTTTGAAGCCAATGCTCTTCCTTATCCTGCCAATCCTTCGCAATATCTGCCGCTTGTTATACTGAAAAGGAGCATTCCACGGGACCATCTTTTCGTTGCCGTAATTTATTCCATCCGTGGTCGCGGAGTAGAAAAGGTTGTCCGCGTACTGTGCGACACCCGTTGACGAATCAAGCTCGAAATCGAACACGCGAGCGTTGTCGGCTTTGAACAACGGTGTGTAGAGCAGGTGCTCCTGTTGAGCGCCGTACTGGCTTGCCGAATCAAACGTAATCTCACCTTTCACCGCCTCTGTCTTATCGCCGCAGGTTATCATGTTGCCTTCATACATGAAGTCAATGCCCCTGTGAGCATCGCCGTACAAACCAGATTTCAGGATGCACCACTGTGGCCCGCTCTGAGATGCCGCTCCGTCGTAAACAAGAACATGGTCAGGCAGGTGGATAATCAGCAGGTCATGTGAATCGAAGCGCAGAGATTCCATTACCGCGGTGGAAAGCTCCGATGCGGTATAACCACGGAGAATCTTCTCAATGGTCGCTGTTGCGATCTGCGTCGCGCGCCCTGAGTCGATGATATACACGGATGGCGCGCCGGTTGCCGGGTTGCTGACAATGGCGTATGCATCCATGTATGCGCACTTACAGAATGTGCCAGCGATGCCTTTTGAGACCATGTATGCAGGGTTGGCAACATAGAGCGCCGCACCGGCTGTGCTTGCGCCAGTCAGGGAGAAAAACTCTATGGTTGTTGCGCCGAAACATACGATGAAGTCTTGCCACGTCCCTATGCCTATAATTCCGTCAGGCTGTGACTCAGCCCGATATTCGGCAGAGTTGCGGTCAGGGTGTGATTCGTCTTCAAGGTCACTAATAAACCACGAGTCACCCCCATCCTTCACCCAGGCATACCGCCCACGCAGACGGGTTACGTCGCGCGCTGAACCAAGGTCATATTGCGTATAACCTGTAGTGGTAGGCCAGTTGCCGATCGTCTTTGTCGTCCCGTCATACCGGTACTCGACAATCTTGCCGTTTACGCACACGGCCTGAGAGGTTCGCCCATGGGCCATGGACACCCGGCCAGTACCTGCCACGTCTCCTGCCTCTTCTTCTCCGTTATAAAGCTTGCTTCCCATGACGCGATAAACCGAGTTCTGCGATGTATTGAACTCTGCGCCACGTGATATCCCGTTAACATCAGACGCTTTAGCTATGCCAGGGAAAGATCGAAGATACCCGCTGGAATTGAGTATCTCCTTCGGCGTCGCCAGCATATTTACCGGCAGATAGTCCACATAATCGGCGCTGGCGAAGTCTTTACCCGTTCCCTTCATCAGAGGAAGTTGTTGAATCGGCATCGCTCACCTCGTTCCGATGGTAGTAGTAGATTCCGTTGCCGGTTACGAGCCTGTTCCCTGATCCGACCGGCATGCGGTTTGGGTAGCCATTCTTCGACCACATAGACTTTGCCTTCGATGCCGCTGAAAGCTTCACAAGCTGCTCTTTGCCATAACGAGCCGTGGTGATTATCTTGGCGCTTGCCTCCATGCCGTAATCTGGCGCAATCCGGCAAGCCAGGTTAAATATCACGGCATTTAATGCGTTGTTGCTCAGGCCGTGGGCATCGCCTGCATCGGGTGCCGTATCGGTGGCAGAAAATATGTAACCGACATCAATCCCCGAGCAAGTCAGCCCTGACCACTCCGCCATCATCATTTCGAGGTCATTAACGCCATCCTCAAGTGATTGAGGCTCGACATCGGTTAACGTGGCATTTGAGGCGACGCCCAGCTTGCGAAGTGCGGCGAGAACAATGTCGCCTTTAGTCGTGAGATTCATCGCTTTCCGCCTTAGGTTTGCGGGTGCGTTTGATTGGTCCCTGCTCTGGTTTTTCAGCCATCACTTCATCAGGGTGTTCATACCATCCCTGCTTGATGTGTTCAGCAACCTCATCATCACGGACGATTACCGTCTTAAATTCCTTGCCCCAGACACGAGTGCCTTTGCCATGGCGATAAAGCATTACGCCCATGATTATCTCCGGTAAGCAGGGGGCCGAAGCCCCCATTAATCAGATCAGGATGCCGTTGCCACGTTTTGGTTCGGCAGGCCAACACCGATCGCCTCCGGACGCACAGCTGATGCTGCGTACCAGAGAGCAATACGGCACTTGCCGCCCAGAATGTTGATATCACCCTGGAAGGCGATCACCCCGTTAAGGCCCACATTCGGGATGCTGAAGCTACGCGACTTCATGCCTGCAAACAGTTCGTGCTCTAGCGGGATAGGCTGAGACACCAGGCGGATAGAGTCATCGGCCCAGAAAACGTTTGTTTGCACTGTGTCGGTGTTCAACACGCTTACCGCCGCGCCTGCTGCCAGTGAGGTGTTCACGTTGGCATATGCGCGTTGCTCAGCAGTCAGGGAGGTGTCATCCAGCGCTACCGGCTTCGGCGTAATGGTCAGGGCGTTACCGTTGA